ATAGCGGCGGGGGGTCTGCGGGTCAGAATAGACAGTCCGCAACGTCTACAGGTCCTACCACCCGAACGGCGACTATAACTAAATCTGAGAGTAAATCTTACCACAAGGATGCGCTAGTGACACGAGGACAATCCTGTGGTTAACTTCTCGCCCCGCTCATCGACAGGAGTACTCATGGCACGACAAGAACCGTCATACCGAACGATGGATCTAACGAGAGCGCTGTCGTTTGGGTGGGCGCAGCAACACGGGTTGAGTTCTAGTGAACTACAGACGCTCTCGTTTATTGCTCTCAGAGGGAAAACCAATGAGCCGGAGTTGGCCTTCGCATGGTTTCCCAAATACGGGCAGGAATGGTGGGCCGCCATAATGATGATGTCTCATTCAAGCCTGAGAAAGACTCTTTCCCGACTGAGGAAAGCGGGACTGATCGTTCCTGTGAGCGGCTCGGTGGACGAGAGGTTCTCTAATGTCAAGGGTTACGGAATACCGGAACACGTCATGGAGGAGTGCCAGCAGTGGTACCAAGACCGTCACGAGATGGTCTACATGCGGGTTCCCAACACGCTGGAAGAGATCTCCGATGAGGTAGAAAATGTGACAAATAGTCACAACCATGTGACAGGTGGTCACATCGATGTGACAAATAGTCACATTGACAACGCTCTGACCAGCACTTTTGCACTACATACCCATGTATATACCCGAGAGGATACCCATCTCCTTACGGATAGGTCACGACCTTCGGTCGTTCCTAGAAAGGATGACATGAAATACGAAGACGAATGGAGTGCTTCGAAGGACAAAGACGACTTCGATGTGCCCAAGGAAGTGAAGAAGAAGCCCGCCCCCTCGTACGGACCCAACATGAGGTTGACTATCCACTTTGAGAAGAAATGGATGCAGTCTCGGGAGACCCGCCTCAACCTCGCTGTTCCATGGTCTGTTCAGAAAGTGTTTCAGGCTCGTATGAAGGCTCTTCTTTCCCAGCACAGCGAGAAGGAGATCGAAACCATGATTGATGTCTTTTTCCGAATGGTCGACGGCGGTCAGATCCCCCTCAAGTCGGATGAACTGTGGAAGGACTTTTGGTACAACCGTGGACGCCTGTACAAGATCTCCACTCAAACAACTGACCGCTCAGTTGTGGTAGACAACAAAGAAGAACTTCGACGCTTCAAGGAACGGATGGAACGATGATTGACGGGAAGATGATGGACCTGTTGGAACGAATCCGCTACCAAGCAGACTCTGATCATCCTCAGGGGGATGAGTGCTGTCTACTTCACATGGCCGCAGACGAGATCATCAGTTTGGAGATCGCTCTTCAGTTGGCGATTGAACTCATCACGAAGAAGTCAGAAGACGAATGATCAGGTCGGGGGAGAACCAGTTTGTTCCGGGATCAAACATTCCGTCTGTTTCATCGAATGTCGACGTTTACGACAACGATCTACTGAACGAATATCTCCTTAGCGCTGGTTGGCAGCGAGGTGTAGGTCTTCTCTTCATTGGTGCTGCCGGATGCGGGAAGACGACCACCGGTATCTCAGTACTGAAAGAGATACACCGAGTTCACACGGTAGAGATGTTCTACTGGACTGAGTACGACTACTTGTCTGATCTTCGCAACCTTTGGCGCATGGAGGAGATGACTCAGAAGTATTCCCGTGACGATGCTCTATGGAAGGAGTACACGGAATGGGAGCGTGTGTTTTGGAACATGAAAGAGTCGCCGTTCCTGTTTCTTGATGACGTAGGTCGTGGTTACACACCGATGCATACCTACGAAGTTGAGAACCTTCTCCGCTTACGTGAATCCAAATCGCTACCGACAGTTGTGTCGTGTCAGACAGGCTTGTGGGATAACTTGCCTAGCGGGTTCAAATCTGTGGTAGAACGAAACAGCATGGTTGTTCGTCTTGACGTTAGGAACGGGTGATGGAAAAGGGGGATATTGCAGCATGGATAGACAACCGAATCGTTGTTGTGCTGGAAGGAATACTCGCTCAGGTTCCTCCACCCGTGACCAATCGATCAGGGCTGTTTGGTCGTAACAAGGACGTTGAATGGCTTCCTGCTGACCAGTGGGGTTGGAGCAAGAACGCCATCAAGATCATCAATGACAAGGCTTACCGCATGAGCCTTCCGGTGGACGTTGTCACGTTCCTGTCTCCCGAGGTAGGAGACATGGCTGCCGATTGGTTGGACAAGTACGAAGTTCGTGTCTCCTCGTGCGAGTACTGTGCGTTTGATATCTTCTGCGAGTCATTGTCGTGGAGGCCGAACGTGCATCACGTTGTTGACTCAGAACCAGTGAGGCTTGATCGTTACGGAATCCGTGCGTATGAGACGCAGTTTGGCGGGCTGTTCTAGTGGATACTCAGAACGCATGCATTTCCAAGATCGTTGAGGAAGACTCATTACTACCGTTCATTGAGTCGAAGATCACTGACGACTTCTTTCCTGATGAGACACACCTCAAGGTGTGGCGTCTTATCACCGAGCACTACAAGTCATATGGCAAGCCGCCATCTAAAGAGGCTGTACATGCGGCTTATCCGACTTACAAGTTCAACTCCTACCCCGAGCCTGTCACGTACTACCTTCACCAACTGAAGCAGGACCGTAAGAAGGTAATCCTCACTACGTACGTCAAGGAATACATCGACCGTGTCAATGACGATGAGGGTCCTGACATCGGTGATGAACTTGAAGCCATCCTTAGAGACGGTATGGCGAAGGCCGCTCATGAGATTTCCCAAGGTCGTGACACTGACTTCTACTTGAGTCGTGATCGCATTTGGGAACGACTGATGATGAGGAAGTCGAACCCCGGATACTTGAAGGGCATCCCTACTGGCTTCGATGGTATTGACCGTCTCACTGGCGGTCTCCAGCCTGAGCAACTAATCACGATGATTGGTACGCCAAAAGCGGGTAAGTCCAGTGTTCTTCTAAAGATGGCATTCAATGCTCATAGAGACGGTCACCACGTCCTGTTTGTCACCTTTGAGATGAGTACAGAAGAACAGGAAGATCGACTTATCTCTCTGATCTCAGGAGTAGGTCTCACAAAGATTCTTACCGGCACGTTTGACCCCGTAGAAGAAAAACGCATCAAGAAGGCTCTTGACCTACGTAAAGAGATGGCCGGGTTCACGTTCACTAGTGACGTGAGTAGTGCGATTACCGTTTCGGGAGTTCAGGCAAAGATTCAGCAGTACAGGCCTTCACTAGTCATTGTCGACGGTGTGTACCTGATGGATGACGAGGCCGGTAATGACAAGGGGACGCCACAAGCGCTTACTAGCCTCACAAGAGGTTTCAAACGCTTAGCGCAGACATTGAGAATCCCAATTGTTATTTCCACTCAGGCAATGTTGTACCGATCCAAGGGCGGCTTGAAGATGGAGTCGATTGGGTACTCGTCTTCGTTTGCCCAAGACTCAGACATCGTGTTCGGCGTTGAAGCACATGAGCAGTTGATGGGTGTATCGAACTTTAAAGTCATCGCATCACGTTCTTCCCCCAAGGGTGAGGCCCGGGTTCAATTCGACTGGGGTCAGGGCATGATCGAAGAACTTGATGAATCCAAGTACGAGAACATGCTGAACCATCAGATGCCAGTCACATCATCAAGCGGTAAGCCGAAGCCTTCGTCTCTTCATAGCCATTGGGATGAGGAGGACGAGGATGTCGCTTGATGTAGAGAGCATCCTCTACTCCATTGGTGTAGAGGTACTTCGTGAAAGCGGAGACGAGGTACTGGGCAAATGTCCTATGCACTTGCAAAGGACCGGCAAAGAAGACGCTCATCCGTCTTGGTCAATAAACTCAAAGACGTATGTTCACCACTGCTTCTCGTGCGGATATGCGGGAACTCTGACAAGTCTTTATCGTGACTTGGTAGGAGAGGTACCTGATGATCTTGAGTGGGAGTTGTCCAAGAAGTCTTTGAACCTTTCTGTAGACAAGCCCAAGCAGCAGGCCACGTCGGGACCTACCATCAGCGAGTGGTCCCTTGGTAACTACTCTTCTCTTCCCGAAAAGTTGATGCTTAGGAGAAACCTGAGAAGGGAAGCAGTTGACTTCTTTGAAATAAAATGGGACTCATCTAACAAGACGTGGGTGATACCTATCAGGACACCCGACGGCGAACTCATGGGGTTTCAATTCCGTCAGAAGGGGATTGTCATCAATCACCCTGTCGGTATGGAAAAGTCGACCACCCTGTTCGGGTTTCATAAGTTTAAGTTTGAGAGCAAGATCACGATTGTCGAATCACCACTTGATGCTGTCCGGCTGTATGGAGTAGGAATTCCGGCTGTGTCTAGTTTTGGTGCCGCAATTAGTACTGCTCAAATGGATCTCCTTGGTAGACACTTTCGGTACGTAGTGTCTGCTATGGATAACGATGCTGCTGGTCACAGGGCGAAGGAGGCCCTGCACAGAGCATTAGAGAAGAGGGGGTGTGTGGTGTTTGATTTCAATTACCGTGATCTAGACGCAAAAGATCCCGGTGACGTTGAATCCGACTCTGACCTCTATGAAGCATGGAAACGTAGCCTTTCATTGAATTTGGAGACTAAATGAAAACTATCCAACCGGTATGCGACCCTTGTTGGGTTGAAGAGAACTCAGAATGGGAAGAGACCTACGACGGGGAAAGCGTCCCGGTGTCATACTCCATCCCCACTGTTCATAGAGGATTCCCGCTTGAACTCTGCTGCCTGTGTGGTAGACATACGATTTCCGGTATCTACATCAAACGGCATCCCGATACCGTGCCGTACCCCACCTACGTACCTGATGAGACATAACAAGTACCTCAAGATGGCAGAGAACTACGCCACTAGATCGAACTATGAGCGCTGGCCTGTAGGTGCTGTGATTGTACGTGGAGGGCGAATGCTTGCAGGCGCTTCTAACGACCTTAGAAACTCAGCAAGCATAGAAGGGGTACCTTTTGAAGAGTGCTCTTTCCACGCAGAAATGGTTGCGCTCCGCAGGGTCAAGAGGTCTCACGGCTCCACTATCTACGTGGCCCGTGTTCTCAGAACCGGGAGACTGGGTCTAGCCAAGCCCTGCAACCGATGTCAGAAGCAACTGATTGAATCAGGCGTACGACAAGCAATTTGGACAATCGATGACAACTCATACGGAACAACAACTTTTAGAGGAGTACAAAATGGACGCTCTTGCTGAAGCAGTACACGACTACGTAAACAACCGTCGGTGGGACACCCTCGTCGGTCGTTCCTACACCATGACTGACGAAGAGGGACGCAATGAATTTGCAGCCTTTCTCACCACTCACATCCGTGGCCTTCTTCGCCACATGGATGTGAAGAACGGCTGTGATGCAGTGATCGACTATCACGCAAACAAGTTGCACACGGATAATCGTGAGTGCTGAAGCCACTTGGACATGGGTTCTATTCCTGTTTGAACTCATGGGGATTACCGGCATGTGGTTTGTCGGTAAGAAGTTGTGGTGGGGTTGGGCAATCGTTCTTACCCATTCAGTCCCATGGTTCATCTACAGCATGATCTACGGTAAGCCGGGATTCATTGCCATGTCTTTTATGTGGTGGACGGTCAACTTCTACAACATGCGAAAGTGGAAAAATGAACAAAGTTGAACTGACAATCGATGAATGGATTCAGTACGGTATTGACCACAAGTACTGCTCCGAGCCGGTTTGTGCTACTCACGAAGGTTTGCCTACTACCAAAGAGGAAGAGGCCGCTTGGGAAGAAGGGTATGATCCTTGCTCTCCGGGTATCCGTCTTTGGGCCGATGGGGAATGCCCCGAAGCGGAATATGAGTGATCTTCCTCCCCTTCGTCCTTATCAGGAACAGGCAGTAGATCAGGCTCTCAGTCGTGGGAGCCTGCTACTCGCTATGACTATGGGATCGGGTAAGACTCGCACCGCCATAGAGACTGTGGAATCACTAGCCTCTGAGGGAAAGATCGTGGCTGGCTGTGTCTTCGTGCAGAACTCAACCAAGTTTCAGTGGAAGAGAGAAATCGAATATTGGTCAGGGTCTACTGCTCATGTAATAGATGGGTCTAAGCAGCAGAGGGCGGGTCAGTACCGTAAGGCTCATAAGTATCGATACACGATTCTCAATTACGAAGCCCTTATTCATGACTGGGATCTGATTCAGGACTATCTCCCAATCGACTTTGTTATTGCGGACGAAGTTACGAACATCAAGAGTTTCAAAGCCAAGAAGTCACGCCGACTAAAAGCGCTGGGGAGGCATACTCCCTATCGGATTGGTATGTCAGGTCAGCCCGTAGAGAATCGCCCTGAGGAATTGTTCTCCATCATGGAGTTTGTAGACCCGGACGTGCTCGGGTCCTTTGAGAAGTTTGATAGGACATTTATTACACGGGATAGTTGGGGCCGTCCTAAGTTCTATAAGAATTTGGACACCCTCTCTCAGAAAATGTCTGAAGCAATGTTCCGCAGGAGTAGGGCCGACATTGCCGAGTTCTTGCCTGCCTTGATGACCATGGAGACGCCGGTTCCACTTGATAACTGGAGCCTTGATCTTTACAACGAGTTGAAGGTCGATCTCTTAGACGTTATTGATATGGCTATGGCGGCTGGTATGGGTGGATTTGATCTACTTGCCAATTACGGCAGGTCAATGGATGACGAGGCTGCCAACCAGTTCAAGGGGATGATCATGTCCCGAGTAACGGCCATGCGTCTGTTGTGCGGCCACCCGGCTCTTCTTCTAAAGAGCGCATCAGACTTCGATGACGAGGCGGTACACGGTGGATCTCAGTTAGCGTCCGAACTAAAGGCTTCGGGGAGGTTAGATAAGATTCCGTCTACCTCTAACAAACTCATTGCTCTTATGGATACGGTTCACGAGATCCTTTCCGAAGACCCGATGAACAAGGTCGTGATCTTTTCGGGTTTCAAGGCAATGCTTTCGCTGATCTCTATCGAACTTAAGAAGAGCAGATACGGCCACACCCTTCTTTCCGGTGATGTACCTGCTGCAATTCGTGATGAGCGAATCGTGAAATTTAATTCAGATTATTCATGTCGTGTGTTTCTTTCTTCCGATGCTGGGGCTTACGGCGTGAACCTAGATGCTGGTACTCACCTGATTAGTTATGACCTTCCGTGGTCGGCAGGGTCATTTGCCCAGCGTGTAGCCCGTATCGATAGAACATCATCACGACATGAGAGCATCGTGATCGACTCCATGTTTTGTAAATCGACAATCGAAGAGCGTCAGTATGAAATGCTTATACAGAAAAGAAAGATTTCTGAAGCCTTTATCGATGGTCAATTTGATGCCAAGGGACAGTTGGTGCTGGATCTATCCAGCCTGCGGGAGTTTCTACAGAACACTTGATAGGCATGGCAGAACGAACTATGGTTCGTACCCCGAGATTGAAGGGGGACTATGTCGACACTCTTTGGTATCGCATTAGGTTTTTGGGCCGGTTGGCTAGCCACCTATAGGTGGTTCAAGGGAAAAGAAGAAGACGTTGAACAATCCGATTGATCTCATCAAGCAGTACCTTCAGTTCCGCAAGGGCCGGGAAGGTTTGCAGAAGAACGAAGACTCCATCAAGAAGTCCCTTATGGATCTTCTTGCAGAAGAAGGCCAGCCTGATGACAAGGGGAACAGGTTCTTTGAGTTAGAAGATCCTATTGATGGCATCAAGGGAGTTAAGCGTGAGCGCCGTGTATCTCAGGTAATGAATGACGAGCACGCTCTTGAGATCATCAAGAAGTATGGGCTTGAAGATACCTGCCTAGAGACGATCACAGTCATCAGCGAGGATGGCCTTCTTGCCGCAAACTTCGCCGGACTGATTCCTGATTCGGAAGTCGCCACTCTTTACACAGAGAAGGAGTCCTTTGCCTTCATCCTAGTAAAGGATAAGTGATGGCTAAGGAACCGTTTAAACTGACCGTGAAAGATCTCAGGCTGATCCAACAGGTGCTTAGGTCTTCTAATCCTGCTAATCCAAACACTCAGGCGTCAGTCATTGCACTGTATGACCGGGTCACGGAATACTTGAATAAATGATGTCTGATCCCCTACTTGATCGCTTCGCTGACCTTCCTAACTGGCCCGGTAAGCGAGCACCGATCAACCGTAAAGCAGATGAGCCTAAGAAGGAACTACAGGGCTGGGATGAGAATCCTGTCCACTACAAGTTCCGTGGTGAAGACAAGGAATTTTTCACAATTTCTCACTTTGCTGCCGCTCTTGGTAAATCTCCTGTTACTATCCGTTCTTGGGAGAACAAAGGCTTGATGCCCAACACTCCCTACAGGTCTCCCCGTCCACGGGGGGAATCACTTCCCGGCACCAAACCAAAGGGCAAGAGGTTGTGGACCCGAGAGCAGATTGAGGGTACACTCCGCATCGCTTCCGAGGAGAAGGTGATCCTCAACGGGAAGCCACCAACTCAGAGATTCGCTAAGCGGGTCACTGACCTCTACATCACACTTTCACAGAAAGACAGCGCTTGATATGCCCACCGAAGAACACGATTACGAGGATGACGAGGACTTCGAACCCCGTCCTCGCACCATGAAGCGTCGCCCCGAAGTTGAGGACGACGATGACACAGAAGAAGTATCCCCTAGGGTCTCTTCTGCACCCAAGGAAGAAGAGGAAGACTCGTCCGATAGTTCGGGTCTTGCTATCCGGGGTGGTTGGACTGAGGGTCAGAAGACGATGGACTCGTCCTCCGATTACGCTCAGGTTCTCAAGTTGGAGAACGACATTCAGATCATCAAGTTCCTTGATGACCAGCCGTACGCAAACTACCGCCGTCACTGGGTAGATCGCATGACCGCAAAGGGTCCGCAGAAGCGTGCGTACACCTGCCTTGAAACCGTTGGCAAGACTTGCCCGCTCTGCTCCATTGCAGATCGACCTCAAGCCGTGTCGGCGTTCAATGTCGCCCTCGTCGGTGATGACGGTCAGGTGATGCTCAAGACTTGGGATGTCGGTGCTCGCATCTTCAATGTTCTCAAGACTTACGCCAACAACCCGAAGATTGGTCCTCTCTCAAAGGGCTACTTCGCCGTTTCAAAGTCCGGCGTTAAGCAGAACACTCAGGTCAACGTAATCCCGGTGCGTGAGAACGCTCTCCTTGAGGATTACGAGATCACTCCCCCAACGGCAGCGGAGATCAAGTCTGCCGGGAAGTACGACTCATCGATCATCCAAATCCCCAAGAAGTCGGATTTGGAAGAGATCGCTCAGGAAATCAGCGAATACGACTGATGAACGGGTCCACCACCACAGGGGGAAGGCTTCGGCCTTCCCCCTTGGTGATCCGCACCCGTGAGCAACTACAGGCGGCAGTGGATCACGTATCTAAGTACGACGAGTTTGTCGTTGACGTAGAGACAAACTTCGCCCATCCGAAGGTCAATGAGATTTCATGGATCGGACTTGCTGTTCCTGATCGTGTCGTACTCATTCCTATGGGTCATCCTAAGGGAGTTCTTCTAACTCCTTCATACGTGGAAAAGCGCCTTCCACCCGAAGAAGAACGCAAGATCCTTAAGAGTGGGAAACTGAGTAACCTCAAGAAGGCTTACACAATCCCAGCGACGTTTGCCGACCCCGGTCCACAACTTCGTCAAGACGTTGTGTTTGAGATGCTCCGACCTCTCATGTTCAGTGACCGGACAAAGATCGGTCATAACTTGAAGTTCGACCTAGAGTCGATTGCCAAGTACTACAAGGGGAAGATTGCCCCCGGTCCATATGTGGACACCATTCTTCTTACCCATGTTCTTGATGAGAACCTTGATAGGTACGGTCTCAAAGACTTAATCATGGACTGGCTGAGGGTATCGCCAAATCCTGATGTCAGATCTAAGTTCTACCCTAACTTGGGTAAGTTAGGTGTACATGAGCAGCCAATTGATCAGGTCGCCAAGTACCTAGCGAAGGACGTTTGGTACACCTACATCTACTATCGGGAACACATGAAGTTGCTTCGACAGTACGAGGATCTTCAGGAAACATTCCGAGTTGAGATGGCTCTATATCCAGTTCTTATGGATATGGAATTGAACGGTATCAAGATCGATGTCGATCTTCTTTTGCGCCGTGGCGCTGAACTTGAGCACGAGAGGGCTGCCACCGAGGGAAGGATTTGGAGTATCTGCGGAGAGCAGTTCCCCATCTCAAACCCAACAATGAAGCGGAAGTATCTCTTTGGACCCAAGAAGGATGGCGGTCAGGGACTCAAGCCCCTTACCTTCACGGCGAAGACGAATACCCCTCAGTTGAATCAGGCAACACTTGAGCACTACGCAAAAGAGAATGAACTTGCATCACTAATGCTTGAATGGTCTGAAAAGGACAAGATCATCGGTACCTTCATTGAAGGTCTTACCGAGAAACTTGTAGACGGTCGACTTCATACCTCTTTCAATCAGCATCGAACCGTCACCGGTCGTCTGTCCAGTATGAACCCCAATCTTCAGCAGATCCCTAGAGGAGATGTAATTAGGGATGCGTTTATTGCTGACGATGGTCATCTTCTAGTAGTTGCCGACTATGACCAAATCGAACTCAGATGCGCTGCCTACCTGTCTAATGACCCTGAGATGGTTCGGGTATTCCGGGACGGACTGGACATTCATGCTCAGGCGGCTGCGGCCATGTTGGATGTTCCCTTGGAAGAGGTAACCAAAGACCAGCGTCAGGTGGGGAAGACTCAGAACTTCGGAACCCTCTATGGGGCTGGACCTAACAAGATTGCTCAGGTTGCTAACTGTTCGATGGAACAGGCCCAAGAGTTCATCTCTAGATACTTTGAGCAGTTCGCTGGGTTGTCCGAATGGAAAGACCGGATGATCGTTCAGTCTAGGAACACCGGTAGGCGCAAAGACGCCAAGAGCATTCCCTACGCAGTTGTTCCTCCGTTCGGTCGCCGCCGACGACTGCCGGATCTGTATGCCGAGGAGATTAAGGACCGGGCTAGAGCCGAGCGTCAGGTAATTAATTCTATTGTTCAAGGATTTGCAGCCAATGTCATGAAGTTGGCGATGGTTGATTTGCATGAGCGCACGAAGAACACCCCCATGCAGATTCTCCTGAACGTGCACGATGAGTTGATCGTTCAAGCGCCCGAAGGTATGGTGGAGGAAGCCAAATCCTTGGTTGTGGAAACCATGGAGGGTGTCATTTATGGTGGTCTACCCATCCTAGGAGAGGTCCCGCTCACCGCTGAGGCGGGCATAGCAAAGTGCTGGTCGGAGGCTAAGTAATGTCTACAGATGATGGTTGGTGGGCTAGGAAGTTAGGTAATCCCGCTGCTCCTGCTCAACGACAGCAGGCTCCTGCTGTATATCAGCAGCAACAGGTTCAGTACCAACAGCCGATGCACCCTCAGGCCCCTACCGCCATGCCTCAGCAGCAGATCAGGGTCACACCTGAGAACCTTTATGAGGCCGCAATGATGTGGCAGGGAGGTGAGGCTGTAAGGACTGAAACAAACCTATGTCCTAAATGCGGTAGCGGGCACTACTTCAGCCGATCCCAAGGGATTGCCCGAGGGCCAGCGCCTGCTCCCGTTTGCTATACTTGTGGTTTCAACGGGATGTTCACCCAAGGTGACCCATCCGTATGGCAGGGAGCATGACATGAGCAGGGCAGAGATCGTAGCCAAGAACCTAAGGGCTGAACAGTTCTTTGGTCAGGGCATTGATCGCCTGTTCCCTCAGGGTGCTTCATCTAGGCAAAGTACGCCATGGGGTTCTGCCGGACACTTGAAGGATCGTGGCCGCTTTAATCAAGAACTGGTTAATGAGGCTCTACGTCGACCTCCGCAATTGCAGGAGGTTGATCCGGTAGATCTTCTCGCCACTCAGCCCCATATCCTTAGGCATCACGTTGAGCATTACCTGACCGGCGACTACGAACGTACCGGTGAGACTTCTTCCAAGGAAGCAACTATTGGCAATCGCTTCCCAATGGTCTATCGTCGTGAACCCAATCCACTCAACCCGAGCACAGGTACCCAAAACCTGATCCTCTCGGGACACCATCGTGCTGCGGCAGCCCTTGTACAAGGTAGGCCGCTCCGAGCAATCGTTGTAGAAGGACCTTATGGAGACAAATACCCCAAGTAATGATGCGGCAGCGCTTACGCCGTCGTTGTTCTTAGGCCACTATCTTTCCCTAGAACATGAGAAGTTTGTCGACTCTAAAGTCGCCGTTGACGACATTTCCAACGGCAAGACAGTTCTCGTGTCCAATAACACTGACGCACTTCTAGTAATGGTGAAACTGGGGATTCCGATCCCTGAGGCCCTTGAGAAAATTCGTCTTGCTATCACTGTGCTTCCCGACTCAGAACCCATCGTCCTACAGGAATTCTAGTGAACTCAAACCTTGAAGAAATCATCGCAAAATCAAACAAGCGTTACGGAAGTGACACGCTTGTTCGTGGCAACGAGGTCAATCACTCCTCTATTCCTAGGGCGACTACGGGATCTCTTTCCTTTGATGTGATGCTCGGTGGAGGCTGGCCTCTAAACCAGTGGAACGAGATCATTGGAAATGAGTCAAACGGTAAGACAGTCATGGTCCTCAAGACCATTGCTGCAAACATGGCTTTGAACCCTGACTACGAATGTCTTTGGGTTGCTTCTGAAGAGTTCGTCCCTGACTGGGCTGAAACTCTAGGTGTAGATCTAAGTCGGATCACTCTTGCCACTACTAACGTGATGGAAGAGGCGTATCAGATTGTTATCGACACTCTTGATGCTCGGGCAGTTGACGCTGTAGTTATCGACTCGTTACCTGCTCTTGTACCCGGAGAAGAGGACGAGAAGACCATGGAGCAGTTTGCCGTTGGTCTAGGAGCACGTCTTACGGGAAAGTTTATGCGGAAGTCTTCCAAGGCTCAGAAGCGTTCGTTGGTAGACGAGGAAAGGAACTGTCTTGGACTCATCATCAACCAGTGGCGAGAAAAGATCGGAATCGTCTACGGAGACCCCCGAACCACGCCGGGTGGAAAAGCCAAGAACTTCCACTACTTCACCCGTGTCGAAGTGGCGAGAGATGAGTGGCTGGAGAAAGACAAGTCGAAAGTCGGGCTTGCCATCAAAGCGAGAACCCTTAAGAACAAGACCGCCCCTCCGCAACGGATGGGGGTCGTAGATTTCTACTTCGATGACTGTTTGCCTTTTCACAAGGGTGAGTACGACTCAGTCAAAGAAGTATTCAGTTTGGCCGTAGCAAGTGACCTTGTGGAGCGCCGGGGGGCGTACTACGAGTATCAAGGAAATCGCTGGCAGGGCAAAGAGGCAGTACTTGCATCCCTGCGAGAGGAACCCGAACTTGCTAGGGCCATGAGCGATGAAGTGATGCGTTCTATTACTAAGGGCATGTAGGTCGTAACAGCATGCTTATAAGCGTATTCACTCCTACCAACAATACGAAGTACCTGAATCTCGCATATGCGTCCCTGCTTGCTCAGACTCATTCCAACTGGGAATGGATCATTCTTGTCAACGGGGACTGCGATGCTCCTGAGTTTGTTGACCCTAGAGTCAAAGTATTTACAAGTACTTCCACCGGCATGGTCGGTTCTCTGAAGCGAGAAGCCGTATCGCACTGTCAGGGTACCTACGTTGTCGAACTTGATCATGACGACGAACTCACACCGGATTGCCTTGATGAGATCAGCCGGTGCACTGAAGACTTCGTGTACTCAAACTGCTTTCAAGTGGACGATGACTGGAATCCCTACACATGGGCTGACGGTTTTGGTTGGGACTGGCGTAAGCACCAGTATCAGGGTCACGAGGTTCTAGAGGCTGTATCTCCCGAGCCAACCCCTTCCAACTTCAGCCGCATTTGGTTTGCCCCCAACCACGTACGTGCTTGGCGTAGGGATTTCTACTGGAGCATTGGCGGCCACGCCGACATGAAGATCTCCGATGATCACGATCTATGTGCTCGTAGTTATCTCAAAGGCACTATCAGGCATATCGATAAGCCCCTCTATCTGTATCGGGTACATGGGAACAACACATGGTTAGGTCTCCAGCAGGAGATCAACGAAACCATGTGGCAGAACCACGATAAGTACTTCATACCCATGCAGGAGAAATGGAGCCGTGAGCAGGGTCTTCGCCTTGTTGATCTAGGTGGTGCAATCGGTTGCCCTTCGGGATATGAATCCTACGACCGCCACAATGCGGACATACTTGGGGACCTCAACATGGATTGGGATCTTAAGAACGACTCTGTAGGATTACTCCGTGCTCATGACATTGTTGAGCATCTATGGGACCCCGTGTTCACTATGAATGAGGCATGGCGTGTTCTTGCTCACGGGGGTTTGCTGGACATTCTCGTACCGAGCACTAATGGTGTCGGCGCTTGGTGTGATCCCACCCATATCTCGTTTTGGAACAAGAGAAGTTTCAGGTACTACACGGAAGCCTCAATGCGGGCTTATATCGAGCCTGAGTGTCACTGTCGCTTCCAAGTGGTAAAACTTGTTGACACTGTTATGTGGGACGATGTCCCGTATGTACAGGCTCAACTCCTTGCCGTTAAGAATGATTCCTTCCGATATCACGGAGAGTTAAAGATCTAATGTCTGATGAACTCATACACCGTCTTCGAAATGACGTGAAGCAGCCTTACCCGCTCATGGAGGAGGCTGCCGAGGAGATTGAGCGGCTGCGCTCCCTGATCATTGAATGGGTCGACGCCGACGATGACCCTAATGATATTGATGGTGTGTACCACTCAACATGGCTCGCACTCCGTAAAGCAGTCGGACGATGACTTCCTATGAGACGCTACAGACAGGAGAACCTCAAGAGTTTTCCTCCGGGGCCATCCGTGATACGAACATTGATAAGCCTAGATATGACCTCATCCCGCCCGAGCCTTTACGTCGTCTAGCGGATGTGTACTACCGTGGAGGTCTGCTGTACGGTGACTCCAACTGGGCGCAGGGTATTCCGTGCTCTAGATTTCTAGCCTCTGCTATGCGTCATATTGAGGCGGCTCGCCGTGGAGAAACCGACGAGGACCATTGGGCGCAGGCTCTGTGGAACATCATGGGCATCATGCACTTTGAAAACACAGGATGGAACGACCTGTTCGATTGGACGCCAAGTAATCCTAATGACTGACGAAAGAATTTCACGGTCTCGTAAACAGGAGCAGCGCATCGCCAAGGTTACCGGTGGTTCCCGAAACGCCGGATCAGGTAACGGTTGGCAGAGAAAGCACGACGTAAGATCAGGAGGCCACGAAGGCTTCTTGTGGGAAATGAAAAGAACTGATAAAAAGCAGATCACCATCAAGGCATCCGATCTAGAGTCAGTTCGAAAGATCGCATGGCAAGAAGGAAGAACCCCGGTATTTCACATCGAATTGGCGGGTAGGTCGTACGTTCTTCTTGAAGAATCGGACTTCCTAGAACTCTCACAACCAGCAGAATAGGAACACAATGAAGAAACTACTTGTAGCACTCACCTTGGTTTTGGCGGCGGCGGCACTCAGCGCTTGCTCTTCGGAATCGACCTCATCTTCGCCCCCCTCATCGGCTTATCGACCGACTACGACCACCATTTCAAAGGCGTCGTTGGTAGACGCTTATGTGGATGCCATGAGGGACTACTTCCCACGAGCCAGCCGCTCCGAGTTGATTGATCTAGGGCAGACCGCCTGCGACACCATTGACGAGGCTGGATCTCTAGCAGGCGCAGTTGTTGACATTCTTTCAGATCCTTCTTGGGCGGGTATGGAAGAGGCTGCCGGTTACACCTTTGGCGTCTCTATCCCAGTGTTCTGCCCCGAGTACACCGCTGAACTAAATCGACTCATTCGATGAATCTAAAGGACTTGAAGAACACCTACCGACGGAAGGATGTTCTTCTCCCTCATATCGAACGCCACGTACTGAAGAAGGCTCAGCAGCCCTCATCACGACGTGACGACGTAATGCATCCATCTGAGATGGCTAAGTCTTCATGGTGTGGACGCCATGACTTCTACCGCATTACGGGAGAGCCGATCAATTACAAAGGTCGTTCTCCTTCGTTCCGTCTAGAGAACGTCTTCGACTATGGACACAGCGTCCACGCCAAGTATCAGCGATGGCTTACCGAGATGGGAGTCATGTGGGGTACGTGGATGTGTAAGCCCTGCGGGCACACATGGGTAGGCGGTACCCCAATAACCTGCCCAAACTGTTTCAGTCCTGACTTTAGGTACAAGGAAGTTTCGCTAGTAGATGACGCCCTGATGATCGCTGGTCATAGCGATGGGGTGGTGATACTGGATGACGGTGTGTACCGAATGATTGAGATTAAGACTGTAGGTATCTCAACTCTTAGGTTTGAAGCATTCAGCCTGTTCGACAAGTACCAGTCAGAGCAACTGACGCCGGACGAACTATGGTTCATGATCAAACGACCGTTTGCCACACATATCAGGCAGGGTCAGATCTACCTACACATCGCTCAGACTCAATATCCTGATCTCAACATTGATGAGATCGTATTCATCTATGAGTGGAAGCCCACTCAGGAGGTGAAGGAGTTTGTCGTGAAGTACAATCCCGATTTCATTAGCAGGGTACTTGGGGAAGCGGAACAGGTAGCAAAGGCCGTACGCCTTGACGACGTTAGTATCGCTGAGCGCCCTGACTGGGCTACCCAAGACGGGAAAACCTGCTTGGCCTGCGAATACCGAACTACATGTTGGGGAGCAACAAATGACAGTGAAGAAAGTAAGGAGAATAAACCCTCCGTACGAGTCAGACGAAGCACTGCTTCAAAACGAAGCCGAGCGCTTCGATCCTGAGCCTGACTACGAGATTCCTGAATTACCTTGGGACGTGACTGAGACATCCGATGCACTTCTTATGGAGCACTTCTCAAAGCAACTTGCTTGGCAGAATTACCTCGCAACGCAAGTTGCTCAAGCAGAGATCATTGAGGCTGAATCGGAAGCCAATCTCAAGACGCAAGAGGCGATTGTCATGCTCAACGGCAAGAAGGTCACTGAGGCTAGAGCCGAACGTGACGTGGACGAGAACGTCCTCAGCGCTAGATCGGAATATCTGACTGCTAAGGCCAAGCGGAAACTTCTTCAGGTAACTATGGAGAACCGTGAGAGGTGTGTGAATCTCATCAGCCGTGAACTCACACGCCGGGTTGGTCGTGAAGGTATGAACAGACGGAGTGATCGATGGACTCCTTGATTAGTAGACTGTGGTCATGGTCAGTTCATACCGGCGATACCTTGTTTGCCGAGGCAGCCGGAGAGATTGAGCGTCTTGAGGAAGAGTGTAAGAAACTCGCCCGCCTACTTATGTCTGAGTACACATGGGTTCACGAGTACAAGATTGAAGAGGTAGATAAGGCTTTAGAGCCATATCTAGGTAAGTAGCATGATGCTGCAACTGAACCCTCCTCAGCCTCTAGACACTCCTAAAGGGGCTGCATGGGCCGTAGCGCTAATAGACTACGGGCCTGATCACGATCTATGCTGGGTTTGCTTTGTTCGTGAGACAGGTGAATGTTGGACGTTTCGCAATAGTGACATCAAACAACCTTCCAACATAACCTATGGAAGGTTTAGTAATGATTGAGTTCAGGGTTTATGGGACACCAGCACCGCAAGGATCTAAAACCGCCTTTGTCCGTGGAGGACGTGCTGTTGTGGTCGATGGTTCCTCAACTACTGGTCGTCAAAAGTTATCTTCGTGGCGTGCAGAAGTGGCTCGTGAGGCTTCAAACATCGCTTCAGGTGAACTCTTGGAAGGACCTCTTGGGGTCGAAATCAATTTCATCATGCCGAAGCCGAAGTCGGCACCGAAGAGCAAACTGTTCTGCGACAAGAAGCCTGACATCGACAAACTCATCCGGTCCACGTTCGATTCCATGACCGGCGTGCTCTACCGTGACGACTCGCAGGTAACGAGCATAAAGGCTACGAAAGTATATACAACGCCTGACGAACCGTCAGGTGCCCGAATCGTTATTTACCAACTTTAGTAATTCTGATACCATTTCCATACTGTCCTAATAGAGGTAAGGAAATGACTGAGGAATACACTGACGACACCGTTCTGCGTGTTTCGGCATCTAGCGCCCCACAATCCGTTGCGGCTGCTATTAGTAAGTCGATTAGCGATAGCCACCGGTACCCCGTGCTCCGTGCAATCGGCCATGGTGCAGTAGGGCAGGCCGTAAAGGCCCTTGCCATTGCTCGTGGCTACGTAGCGCCTCGTGGTACCGACCTAGCCTTCGTGGTTGGCTTTGACACCATTGAGAACGCCGAGGGCAAAGAGATCTCTGCCATGGTGTTTCGTACGTTTGCCCGCTGAAGTACGGTAAGGTCTATATATGACCGCATCGGGTACCAAGATCTATTCAGGCATCTACAAGGCCCGGTGTGTCAACGTAACCGGTTCTGAGATAACGGCCTATGTCCCTCAGATGTTTGGGGACGTAAAGGTCACCATGCAGGCCGCTATTGGTGGTTACCCATCGGCAGGCTCGTTTGGTTATGTTGTATTTGAGGGCGGTGATCCAGCATTCCCTATTTGGGCCGGGTCTAGTTCTGTATCAGCGTCCTACACAGAAGATGAGCCTCTCCATAAGGCTATAACAGTTGCGACAAAGGAACCCATCGGGCATACCGATAAGTCGCAAAGCGTCATCTCATTCAATAACAGCACCCGCACGTTCAGTATCTCGCCAGTCGGTGACTACTTTGAGGTGTGGTGCGTAGGAACTGCTTACCGGAAGATCTCCACTGAGACGGTTGTACTTCCTGACACCTCTGCTTTTTATTATATTTATTACTCAAGCGAAGGTGTTCTCAGTTATAAGGCTTCCTACTTTGACTGGGATTCGGATACACCTACGGCTTACGTATACTGGAACTCAGATACTGATAAGGCTGAGTACTTCGGTGATGAACGGCATGGGATTGTTCTTGATTGGCAGACTCATGAATATCTACACCGTACCCGTGGGGCTGCTATTGCTAACGGGTTTACGGTTTCTAACTACGTCCTAGGCGGTAATGGGTCTTCCAATACTCACGCGCAATTGGATATTGCCGATGGTACGTTCTTTGATGAAGACCTTCAGGTAGATATCACACATTCCAATAGCCCAACGGCTAATACTTGGCAGCAGGATCTACAAGGACCTGCTCGCATTCCGGTACTGTACCGATCAGGGGCGCACTGGGTAGTTGATTCGCCTACTGATTTCCCTATGAAACAGGGAACTACGACTATTAAGTACAATACGGTTGTAGGTAGTACGTGGTCGACCACCGATGTATCAAATAACCACCATGTTCCCATGTTTATCGTGGCGACAACTAACTTGAATTACCCAGTACTTTCCATAATGGGGCAGTACTCTAATTCCAATCTTGGAAAAGTTCAGGAGTACGACTGGTCAAGTATGGATTTGGGGGACTTCCCGTCCGTAGAGTTTCGACCTTTATATAAAGTGATCGTTAAGGCTCTTACGTCAGCCTCAAATACCGTTAAGGCTTCAATCATTGAGATCGAGGATATGCGGGTAGATCAGGTCAATCCCGTAGGTATCTCCCAATCAGTATCTAGTTCTCCTACCGGCGCTCTAACAGCATTTGCCGGTTCAGAGGCTCCTACGGGGTGGCTTCTTTGTTACGGACAGGCTGTAAGTAGATCTACTTATGCCGCTCTATATTCCGTAATCGGGACCACTTACGGTTCCGGCGATGGGTCCACTACTTTCAATATCCCTGACCTTCGTGGTCGTGCCCCGGTTGCTTTGGACAACATGGGTGGTAGCGATGCCGGTCGACTGAGCGTGTCTAACACTCTTGGCGGCACAGGTGGTGAGGAAAAGCATTTGCTCATTGTCAGTGAGATGCCTAGTCACACCCACTTACAGAACGCTCACACGCATACTCAGAACGCCCACACACATACGCAGGATTCACACGCACACTCGGCTGGTTCGTACGACGGCAGTAACGGTATCAACAACGCTATTGTTACCGACGGGGGTGGCGGGAATGCTTACCAAGGTCTATATGTTAGCGGCAGTCCTAACGCCCGTATTATTACTAACGGGAGTACAGCCACTAACCAAAACACCACGGCCACTAACCAAAACACCACGGCCACTAACCAAAATACTGGTGGGGACGGCGAGCACAACAATATGCAGCCGTATATTCTTACCAATTACATCATTAAGACCTAATGGTGTACCGATGCTATGATTAGTAATAACTATGGCATCGTTCAGTCAGTCCCTCTCTCGTGATTATCCACAGAGTGACGCCCCCTTCCGAGCAGCGGAAGTTGGGGGTCCTTCGCCGTTCTATCACGACGATTTGGACAAGTTGCGTATGCAATGGCGCTCCACGCCGGAAGCGACTTATCCCGATGGATACCTAGGTACCATCAATACACGCCGTCAGGACCGCCTTCTTAACGGTCTCAAGCAGCGTACGGCGAGCAAGCCCTATACAAGGGGTGTACATAAAGGCGAGCAGAGAGACCCCGACGATTATCTTTGGCCTGAAGAAATGAACCCGTTTACTGGGCTTCAAATGCAGGCTCAGGGTCTCAAATACGTTCCTCCCGGACTTGGTCTTGAGGTGGGGGAGAAACTCGTCAACTACGGCAAGAATCCTGATGATTGGAAGCGTCAGGACGTTGACCCTGACCGTATCAGTCATCTACGTAAACTCGCCCCACCGTGGGCGGGTCGAGGTATGGGCATGGCTGTTGCCTATCCGGGGCGATGAAACTTCCAGCGCACTCCTTTCCTCTTATTCCCAAGCGACGACTTGTTTCACCACATGTCGGCTCGTGGGGCCAAGAAAAAGAACACCGTCAAATCGACCGTAATCAATATCAAGGCCGTATCCATAGGATCATCAATCCGTGGGTCATGCAGCAACTGAAGCGAGACGAGCGGTTCCACGTAACGGCATTTGAGAAATGACACGGAGAGTATTTGAAATGCTTTCTTCTATTGAAGGAGCAGTCTGTTGACCGGCGAAATTGCAGTGATCATCGCTGCCGCCATTGGTGCCTTTGGCACAATCGTGGCTGGCCTAATCACACTTATCGTTTCATTGAAACAGATGGCTAAAAAGAACATTGAAGACCACGGCATGGTGCAGCAGCGCCTAGCCGGTATTCGGGACGATGTAGCCGAAATCAAAAATGATGTAAAATCAGTAGACGCCCGCATTGATCAACATGTCCAGTGGCATCTTGATAATCCTTACCACAAGGAGTACTCCCCGTGACCATCAGCGCTGTCGCTGTAACTCTTCTCCTCGGAACCATAATCCCCATCCTTGTTGGCCTCATCACCAAGATGGACGCCTCCAGCAAGTTGAAGGGCGCTCTTATGATCGTTCTGAACGCTGCACAGGGCCTCGTTGTCGCCTCTCAGACGGCCACAGGGGACGCTGTAGTCAGCGTAGACGCCCTCATCCTGTTTGCAGCGGGTGTAGGTATGTCTCTCGCTGCCTACTACGGTCTTTATAAGCCGAATGATGTACCTGAGAAGTTGGCCCCCAACTTTGGTATCGGCGGTTCTTCAGACGCTCCGAGCGCCTAATGGCTATTCGGGTCGACAAGGACGGCTTCGGCCAAGTCATCGACCCCGGTTCCGTAGGACAACGGTCCAGCGGTGCCGATGTCTATGACGACGGCACACGCCCCGAGCCATGGATTCCCCGTCCGTGGCAGGGTCGTAATGAGTTTGCTGCCTCGGAGGCAATGGAACTCATGTCGATTCCGTCGGAGCAGATTGCTCAGATTCGCCCGCCAGTGCCATATGTATTATTTCCCGAAGAGGAATTGGGTTTCGTTCACCAACCTCTCACCATTATTGACGTTCTAGACACCGAGCGTTGGTCACCCCGTATCCGTTCATGGCTGTCTCCTACCATCAAACCCAATACTCGGGCTGATTATCAGGAGCAGGCTTGGAGCGGAACCCTGCGTGGGGGCATGACCTCGGTCAATCCGATGTTGTGAGTGCACATGAGCAAGAATCCTACCGACCGAGTATCAGCCTTTATCTCTAGGAAAGCCCCTATGTGGCAGCGCCGCATGGGTCTTGACCATTGGGAAATCGAACATGTGTTCCTTGATTCGTTCTATGACGACACTACGGGCGAAGACTTCAAAGTAGTCGCTATCACTGAGAGCCGTTGGCAGTACATGCAGGCCCGCATCAAGTGGTACCTACCCTCGGCTGTACGCCATGGAAACGCCGAACTGGAGAAGGTACTTGTACATGAACTATGTCATGTGCTCTTAGCCCCCGAGCAGGCCCTCATTGATACCAAGACCAACAATGATATTTACCATAGCCATGCTCTAGGACCCGATGCTGATGCCCTGTGGGAGCGCAACTATGAGCATCTTGAACTAGCCACGGAAATGACTACTAAAGCAATCATGGCTGGCTGGGAAGATTGACCGATATATGGCATACTTATCCCATATCTCTTTGGAGGAATCATGGCTGTAAATGTAAGCCGAAGCATGAACGAAGAACTTGAGCAGGGCCTGCGAGATGGTAAGTACATCCATCTTTCACCCGACTGGGGATTGAACAGCAATCCTCCTGTTGAGCGCCTCTCGTGGCCGACGTTCCGTCAGGCTGAGAAGCACACCGAATGTGACTGCTTTGAGGAGATCACTCCTCGTGAGCCGGGTCCTGTCGGGGACATCTACACCGTTCCACGGCATAACCCTGCCCTCTGATGAAAGGGCAGCCCCGTTGGCACGGGTCTGAGTACGCTGAAGCAGCGAACGCAGAGGACTCGGGTAAGCCCGGTAAGCAGCCAATCGACATTAAGAGCAAGCGTCACGAAGAAGGCTTGGAGCCATTTGCGAGGAACGCTCTGCGTATGACCTTCAAATGGACCAATGGCAGCCGAGCGGCAAAGCGTAAAGCCGCTCTTGAGGCCGGAGAAAAGGCGCACAACGCCGCAGAAAAGACAATCAAACCGTAGGAGTTACTCGTGGCATCAGCAGCATGGCAACGCAAGGAAGGTCAAAACAAGAAGGGTGGACTCAATGAGAAGGGTCGCCGTTCTTATGAGAAGCAGAATCCCGGAAGCGACCTGAAAGCACCCGTAAAGGGAGCGCCGAAGAGTGCTGAGGAGATGAAACGCAAAGGATCATTCCTAGTACGAATGGGTTCTAGCGCCGGACCTCTTGAGAAGAACGGGGAGAAAACCCGACTCAAGTTGTCGCTGGAGGCATGGGGCCACCGTGGCGACAAGGAATCTGCCGTCGCCAAGGGTCGGGGATATCTTGAGCGTGCAAAGAAGATGAAAGAAGCGGAGAAGAAGAAATGACCGCAAAGAAATCATCTTCGAAACCAGTATGGGATAAGAAGAATCCCAAGAAAACCAGCGAGAAACTCTCGTCGTCGGAGAAGTCAGAGGCCAAGGCCCGTGCAAAAAAGGCCGGTCGTCCTTATCCGAACGCTGTAGACAATATCGCCGTGGCTAGAAAGAAGGGCTGAAATGCCGCACATGTCTCACGGTTTCAATAAATACCCCGACCGTGGGCCGGACCCCAACAGAGCGGTACAACGCTCTGCCATGCCGGGTTCCCTAGCCTCCCGCCTTCACTACCAAGAAGGAAAGTCGGCGCAGGACCTATTCGATATGACTGATGATGAATGGTCGGGCCTTAGCAAGGGTCTAGTTAGCCGAGACGAAGTGGCTGACTACATGCGTGCATACGAGCACTATCAGCAGTAATATCTCTACGCACCGTTTACAACTACAGGAGTAAGAATCGTGCCCCGCCTCGCCACCTGCATGATGTGCGCCAAGATTGAGCGCATGCCCGATCCCCCTTCCGATGTGCCGTATGTACCGGCCAAGATCTCCTACATGGATATGGGAGTTGAGAGGGACTACACCTTTGAGATGGAGGACGGGACCGCCATTATGGTTCCCGAGTATGACCCCATCTTGGAAGATTTCGTTGGTCGACACGGCCATGGTCGACCTGATACCGACGCCATGGGCTTCATCAAGGTCTTTCCGGTAGATCAGAAGACCTACGAGAAGATGGATGTCGTTACCGAACTGAAGAAGGAACTCAACCAGCAGACCGGGCTGCTATTTGAGGAGGCGACGTACTACAAGGACGAAGCCATCAAATGTTATAATGAGCACAAGAATCCCACTATTCCGGGTAATCAATGCATCGATTTCTGCTCCGACAGCAAGCAGATCGGCCCCAAGGTGCCGAAAAAGTATCAAACTTACTTGTGCCACATGTGTCCGTATATGCAGACCTATATCGCTCAGGAAATGAGAGACAAGGCCGGTCTATACGATCCAAAGCGCTCCAGTAAGTTACAGATCGCCCGGAGTATGCCCAAGCGAGTACGACGGAAGTGATTACAAATGGCCTTTCTTGAACCACTTATTGCAATGGCTCCTGAGTTACTGGCTAGTGCCGGTGGCGCAGCCGGTGCTGCCGAAGGTGCTGCTGGCGCAGCCGGTGCTGCCGAAGGCGCAGCAGCAGGTGGCGGCGGTATTGGAGGAATGGTGAAGAATCTTGCTGGGGGACAGTTTGGAAACCTCCTTGGGGGAGGCGGCGGTGGTGGAGACCAAGGTGGAAAGATCCCTAGTCCTACTTCAATGCTTGAAGGAACCATTGGCGGCGTAATGGACGCCGTACCCAAAATTGCAGCAGCCGGTTTCAATGCAATGTTGAAGTGATTTGCCATGGATCTCAACCCTAATCAGTTCGGATCAGCAGGGGCATTACCGGTTTACCACGGAGGTATTAATACCGGGACCAACTACGGCGACAACGCAGCGTTATCCCTTCCTGAAATGCTTGGGGGAGCAACCCAATCCAATAACCCGTTCAGTTCAGACAACGACTCCCGCCGTCGTCGCCGTAAAAAAGAAAACGAACCTTCCTCTGTAGGGAGTATGCTTCCCTTAGCGGCCATGGCAGGAACCACCGCTATCGCATCGGCCATCCCCAACATCGCCAGTGGAGCCACCTCCAGTATCGGTACTATTGTTGGTAATGTTGCTAAAAGCGGCGGTGGCTTTATTGGACAGGCTCAGAAGGCAATCGGCGGGGGTCTAGAGGATCTCACTATCGCTGCCAAGGGTGCTGGTAACGCTGCCAAGGGTGCAGGTGGTGGAATTCTTGGTGCGCTTGGAGACGGTGTCGGTGCCCTTGGTAAGGGTCTTGGGGCCGTAGGAAAGGGCCTTGGCAGCGCATGGGACGCTATTGAACCCTCCGGTGGGTTTATTGGTGATATTCCCGAGAACCTTGGAAAAGGGGCTAATGGTCTAGGCAAGGCACTTGGTAGTGCTTGGGATGCCATTGAGCCATCAGGCGGTTTCTTGGGAGACATCGGCGGCGGTATTCACGACTTTGGGCGAAACACCATTAAAGGATGGGCAAATATTAAAGAAGCGCCGTCTGATGAAAAGTGGAAACAAGAAATGGGGGATTCTGCCCGCAGCGCCCGTATTGATCCGTCAACCGGAAAGCCTCAGGGAGAAATAGATAATCCCGGATCTTGGATTCAAACCGATGACGGTGGGTGGTTTAAGGGGAATAAAGAAGAATACGAATCTCGTAAAAACCAAATTGAAAGAGAAGATAAAGCCGGTCAAGCGGGTTCTTACCTAAATAGAAGCCCGAACGATCCATGGGCCGCTGCAAAACCTTTCGATAAAATTCCAATTCCCGGAATTACTAGAGGAAGCCCCGGACCCGGCGCAGGTAACTTCTCCAGCCAGTTTGGAGATATTCTTAAAGTAGAACCGCTGCCGGTACCAGTACCATAAACAATTATGGCTATTCACGGAATTATTTCAACGTACTTTGGAGATCTTGAGTTTGATCTTGGGAAGTCTTTGACGTGGACCAAGGCATTCTGCGACACCATGTACGTCATGGACGTGAACACTGCTGAGGCCCCACGTCAGTACGTCGTCAATTGGGATTATTCATTCCCTAACGCAAAGCATTCGTTCTTCTCTCAGTACTCGTTTCTATCTAATCCGACGAATGCTAAGAACTGGCGTAAAGAAAGTTTCACCCGTGCCAAGTCGGCTTGGAACTATGACCCCGATGACTGGGTCATGTTCATCGATGGCTCAGAAGGATTGAACGTCTACCACGCTCCACCAGTGAATCTTGTCATTACATCAGCAGAGACAGTCGACACTTTTGACGACAATGGTTACGTCATCTTCACAACTGATGGCGACCACGGTGCTGAGGTAGGAAACATTCTGCGAGTTCTCAGAGCGACCATTACCACTACGGTTGAATCTGAGGAAGTTGTTGTTGTTCTTGACGGTGCTTACTTAGTTGACGATGTCCCTAGTTCAACCACTATCAAAGTAATAAAAGAGGGTATGAACCTAGATATCGCTGATACCGCTCTTGATGAAGAGGCCCACGGAGTTCTCACCACCGAGCCTGCTGGCTTCCTTGATGGCAACCTGTTCAAGAGTTGGATTGAAGCCGAGATTGCTAACACAATCGCTGACGGAAAGAATTTCATCAGCCTTGACGGGTGGGCACTAATCAGGAGTTCATCTCCTGATACCGTCTCGTTCGACATGACTCAGCCCGTGTTCGACAACATTTCATCCACTATCGATGTAGTTAAGTGCGATGAGTACTACGTCGATATGGGCAGGATGATCCGTATCGGGAAGGTAAGTAGTTTCAGCAATCCGGCGTTTAACTGGCTTTCGCTAGATCAGCCGGAAGAGTCTTTCGCCAACGCTTATCCTGCTGACCTTCTTTCGCTGATTTCATATGCATATGTAAGGTGGTCCGATACCCCAACCCGTATGACGCAATCGGTCAACGCCGCCGATCCGTTTTACGTAGACCCGTTGGACGACGACAATCCTCCCCTACGTCCTGTTTCTGAAGAAGACGACGCCGGATTTGCTATGCGCCGACTCATTAGCAACGTGCGCCCGTTAGTCGATGTACCGGTTGTTTGGAGCGACCCCGATCCGTACGGTGAGCAGCCGATGGTAGGCATCTATCAGAAGTTGGATTTGAATTACGTACAGCAAGAAGACCTTGTTGACGGAGAGTTTGTACCCAGCGGTTACAGCGCCTTTGGAGGCAGCCCTCTCTATCCGGGAGTTCTAAGAAGCAACCTGCGTGAAGGTGTGTGGTATACCCGGCAAGGTTCTCCTCCCATCCGTGTGAACGTCGCCAGTGCATCCGTATCGGACGGCGTTGCAACTGCCGTCACGGGATCACGTCACTACCTGACAGTAGGTACGTCTATCTCCATTTACGGCACGGACCCCAACTTCGATGGGACTCATGTGATTACCGGTACGCCAACGAGTACTACGTTCACGTTTGATAGACCCATTGACGACGTTGCCTCTACTTCATATTCGCTAGGTCAAGGCGTGACCATGCCTCAGACCTTTGGACCGGTGCCTTGGAACTACTTGTTGAATACTTTCGGTATTGATGACCCGGCTCAATGGCTGACGACTGGTAAGCGTCGAACCACTATCTGACATGGCTACCGTCGTCCTTAGTATCGAAGGTGTACTTACCGATTCTCCTCACTATGAGAACATTCTCACTTGTGAGTCCTCGGGAAGCGGTCGCACTCTTTACCGAATGATTCAGGACACTTCCCGTGTCCTACTGCTGTCATCTGATCATTCCAAGGAACGGGTGAAGGCATGGCTGGCGAGAGAACGCCTCAGCCGCTATGCCGATGTCCACTGCTATCCGAAGGACAGCATGTTTCCGTACTCGGAATGGAAGATCCAGCACGTAAACGAACTGATCGGCGTCGGTCATCACGTCGCCTTCTATATCGATAGCGATCCAAAGGCTGTCCAAACGGCCTTGGAAGCAGGTGTTGGAGCCATGCTGGTTGCTTATCCCGGAGTAGTCCCCGGCAGGTTGTCCCACGAACATTCCTATAGCCCATGGTATGATTTAGTTGACTCTATTGAGCGACAGAACCTCTTACGGGCCTCTAAGGGTGTGGAAGAAGAAGATGGCTAGAAAGAAGCGCAAGAGCGGTCTGAACCCGAGGGCCTTGGAAGACATTAGGGCCGAGCGTAAGAACCCCAGCATGCCCACCAAGGGGCCGTTTGCCGAACTAGAGCAGCGATATTTGGGGTACGACACAAATCCACGCCCTGTCCGCACAGTAGAAGACATGGCTACTGACCTAGGGTTTACGTACGACGAACTATTCGGTGATCCTACGGAAACCCCCGCTGCTGGTCCTACCCGTGCCTCAGCGACCTCCTCCTACCCGCAGGCACCAAGGTCTGCTTACTACCCCGGAAACCCTCCTCCTCCGTCTTCTCCCCCTAGTTCTGCCTATTATCCCGGAAACCCCCCTCCCCCCAATGGAGGAGGCACTGCGGCGACCAACGGAGGTGGCTTCTTCGGCAAGGTAAGCCGAGGCATGGACAAGGCCGACCCATACGTACCGACGGCTATGAAGGCCGTCAAAGCGGCGTTCAGGCCCTCTCCGTACGCCCCCATGACATGGATAGAGCATCAGATGTCCTCAGAGGGACGAGGAATGCTCTATGGGCGTGGCCCGCAGATTGCGCCGTTGTACGGAATCGAAACTCGCCCCTATCAGATTCAGCCCCGTAACCGACGAAGCCCTGAGGAAGTATTCACGTCCCCTTGGCACGACCCCAACATGTCTCAGGTCAGTGAACCGGGAACTGATATCGGATATCCGGCAGCACAGCCCAATATGCCGTGGGGAAGCGGTCCAATGATGAGCGGCGTAGGAAACTCCCCGGCTGAGCGCCTACATCGACAGGTAGACCTTCTCCATGAGAACACCACTGGGACCCTTTGGGGTTCCGCTCATGACGCCGCTACAGGCAACATCGGCGGTGATGTTCATACCCGTATGACTCGTGGCGTTGACCCCTCCGCACGAGTCCAACCAATCCGAGCACCTAAACCCGAGAACTAACAACATGACCAACATCTATCTCGCTGGTGGCGAAAACCCGACCCACCAGCAGATTCTGTCAGCGTGTGGAGCGATTCACATCGCTGTGAATGTCACATCTCTGCTACGTAGGAAGACTCTTTCGTGGGAGTTAGACCTTCCATACTCATATGAATGGGTCGCTTACTGCGATGGACCCGCTTCTTTGGAAGACCTGCATCTGGTAGCCGACAGGGCCTCGGTCGAACCCAAGTGGGTGCTTGGACCTGAATCATGGTCAGAGTGGGGAGACAACTGGCTGCCTCTTTGGAACGGTGAGGGTGACCTTCCCAAGAACCGTCCTCACGGATTCGCTGTCACGGATCGGGTGTTCAAGGACGCTTCGCTGCGCCGGAGGTCTCTCGCTGCACGCAGCGCCGGAAACTGCCTTGGAACGATTACTGGAAGCACTGATCCGACCATCGCCAAGTACGACATCGTCGTTTCGGGGGCTTGGTGGTCGGTCATGAAGTTTGGCGAAACTCAGGTTTGGGACGGCAAAAAGATGAACCGTCTCAACGCAGAGCGCAAAAACGAAGTACGTACGAGATACGCCTCAGAAATCCAATCCATGGGTATCGATATCGATCTGATACTCATGGACGACCCTGATGAATCGGCACGACTGGCTGTTACCAGTTGGAATCGCTTTGCTGAAAGTCTTTCAACAGGTAATGTATTGACGTTCCCAGTAAGCGCTGAAGTAACTACGGAGGAGAATTCTATGAGCGACTTTCGTGGTTCTTCACCCGATCTTCTTGATACGCGGTCCCCTAATGGGCGGCACCAAACCGTCCTGCCGGTCATTGGAATGTCATCAATTACGTCCACTGAGCGGTACGGTGACGGCTCTGAAGTCATCGAAGAGCAGGCCATCGTTCACACCTCCAGCACCTCGCTACGACAGTGCGATAACTGCTTCCTAGCCTCGTCAGGCTGTCCCGGATTCCAAGCCGGTGCGTCCTGTGCGTATTCAATCCCGGTGGAGATTCGGTCCAAGGATCAGTTGCAGAGCGTCATGCAGGCCATGGTTGAGATGCAGACTCAGCGGGTGCTTCAGGCCCGGTTTGCCGAGGAAATTACTGGTCAGGAACTCACTGCCGAGGTCGGCAGGGAACTGGACAGGCTCTTCACATCGGTGGAGAAGATGCGAGACATCATGGACAACCGTGACACCGTCAAGGTCACCATGGAGGCCCGTGGTCGGTCAGGAGTTCTCTCACGACTCTTTGGAGATCGTGTTGGAACCAACGCCAAGATGCTTTCGCAACCTATCGACTCAGAAGACGTGATCGACGCTGTTATCGATGAATGACCTCCAAACGCTGAAGTAACTATCAGAGGCTGATACAGGTAGGAATGGCATATGTATCGTGGGGTCTACCTAACGTCGTGGGGAAACAGGTGGCAGGCGGCCATTCAGTACGGCGGCAAGCGTCGATATCTCGGCACGTATTCAACGCAAGAAAGCGCCGCCCGAGCGTATGACCGGGAGGCGCTTTCTCTGTACGGCGATGCTGCTCGGTTGAACTTCCCTCTAGGCCGAGAGAATCTTCACGATGGCGAAGACGAAGAACATGAAGATGCTGAACGCTCCTAGAACTACGAGCAGCCACGTCGGGAATGCGTAGGACAGTTTGTTGGAGGCCGGTTCTTTCACCCACCGGATCATGCGTAGCCCGATCAGCAGGCCCAGTCCTACCTGAGCGGCCTTCCACAGCATGATGATCGGGTTCCATGTCCACACGAACAGTGAGATGAACATCATCACCGGGAAGATGAAGAGCAGGTAGAACAGGATCGCCACCGAGGCCCGGTAGGCGTGGTCGACGGCGATTACTGGGGGCACCCCCTGAGTGCCCTGAGCCTTGGCAACCCTGTAGGCGATGTCCGCTTGGGCCAGCCCCAGCGCTGCCTGTGTGGAAGCGCTTGGAAGCAATCCGTTCCGTTTGGCGTAGTTGATAGTCATATCAATCTCCTTTGGAGTCATCCCGATCAGACGAGGCTGATCAGGATGTTCTCCAGTGCTTGAGGGATGTTGAGCAGGTCACCGATGGCGTACGCCTCGTCGGCACCACGCTTGGAGGCCAACTGGTTGTCGGGCTGGAGGTCCTTGGAGTCGGACGAGTACCGGTCGTAGAAGAACAGCACCGAGTAGACGTTGGAGTGCTTCCAGTTCGACACCTTGATGCCGTCGTGGTTCCACACACCGTCGGTCATGACGATGACGAGGTGGGTCTTCTGAGGGCGCTCCTCGGAGAGGATCGAATTGAACGCCGTGGTCGGGTCGGTACCACCGCCCGATCCGACGTAGGGGATGTACTCGGGGGAGTCCTGAGCCTCCCACAGCCGGTACCCGTTCTCGTTGAAGAGCGACACGTCGCAGGAGATGCTGAGCCGGTCACAGGCAGCCTTCACGGCCCACGCTGCGGCCCCGAGTTCGTCGCCGGTACCCATCATCGATCCCGAGATGTCTAGGAACAGGGAGACGGCGAGGTCATGTCCGGGGTCACCGTCGTCGGTGTAGTTGCGGAAGACCTCAACGTCACCGGGCTGGCGGGTGCTGTACCGAAGCACGTCCAGCACGCCCCGCCGCTGGCCGGTCTCCCAATGGGGAGCGCAGTCTTCGGTGGCGAGGAGGAAGGCCCGTTCGATGTCGTCCACGATGGCGAGGGCCTTGGAAGCGGCCTCCTCGTCGGTGCTGGAGGACACCTGTCCCCACTGAGGAAGCGCCCCGCTGTCGGTGGCGTGAGCCTCGTTCATGGCCTGAACGTCTTCGGACACCGCTTCGTCGTCCTTGAGTTCCTCAAGAGCGTCTTGGAGCGCTTCTCGGATGTCGTTCCTAGCCTTCCACTTGTCCTCGTAGGAGGAGTACGACTCTTGGTCATCGTCGCCACCACCGGCACTCATCGAAGTCGACGAGGAGGAAGAGGAAGCCTCGGTCAGGCCCTGAGGCTGGTCGCCGGACTGGCCGCCTTCGTCGTCCTGCTCGTCGTTTCCGCTGCCCTGCTGGCCGCTGTTCTCCGGCTCGGTGCTGTCGCTCTTCGCCGGGATCGACTGCTGGGTCTTCTGACCGGTGTCAGCGATGCGCTGCTTGGTCTCCTCGGTACCCGAGGCAGCGTTGGAGGACCGTTCGAACGAACCGTGTGAGTCGGTCTGCCGGACGCTCATGTCACCGAGGATGTCCATCATGCGGAGGACCGCTTTGACCATGTCGGTTGCCGTCGTGGCGACCATGTAGGAGACGATGGTCTTCTCCACATCGTCGGCAGTCCACACCGGGGATTCCCACAGGGTGCGGGTGGAAGCACGAACCGTGTCGGGCAAGTAGTACCGACCAGCAGCCAGTGCCCACGAGGCGGGACCGCCGCCGTTGGCGCTTGAGACCATGTTCCGCATGACGAGGACGGTGAGGTAGGAGGAGATGTGGGGAGACTCCTCAACGAGGGCAGCCTCCATGCGCTGATCCTCCAGCAGGTTCCATGCCATCTGAAGGCGACCAATGTTGCCTCCCGCCCACGACAACGGGGTGTCCTCGGAGTCAAGGGCAGCGGGCTGAGCGATGGTCGACGGGACGACGTAGCCCTCGGACCACGCTGCTGTCAGCAGTCCGTAGAACGGCACCGTGAAGAGGATGTGGCCGACCTCGTGGTAGAAGAGGCCACGGGTCTCTGCGGCGATCTGACGGAGTTCCTCGTCCGAGATGACCGTGTCTTCGACGCTGTCGCCGTAGTTCTTCTTCGACGTGAGGCGGTGGTCGTAGTTGACCGTGATCGACTTGAAGTCGGTGTAGGCGCTGATGCTGTGCGCCGGAGAGATAGACAGGGGAAGGCTGATACCCCATGAGTTCATGACCGCACGGAGTCGGGGCGTCATGCCGTTGCTCACCATGTTCGTTCGGCGGTTTGTCTCACGGTCACGCTCACGACGGGCAGCGCTGGCGATCTCATGACGGGCATCTGCGAGCCGTCGGGCCTCACGCTCGGAGGCTTCACGAGCAAGGCGACGACGGGTGTTGCTGTGCGCTTGGCGAGCGACCTCGCTTGCCCATTGCTTCTTGCGTGGTTTGCGTGGCTTCGGTGTCGTAGTCATAGGGCGGCTCCAGTGGGTGGGTTGATCAGACAAGGCAAGGATACGGGATGCTTGAGGTAGATGCAACTACTTCTTCAAGTCGGGCTTCTTGCGGCGGTAGATGGGTCGACACCGGTCAGCGGTGAATGAGCGAAACATCGCCTTCCCGTTCGATCCTCCGAAGACGGTCACGTCTCCGTTGTCGTGCACCTTCTTGAAGAGGAATCGTCCTCGTTCGTTCTTAACCTTGATCTCGGTGTCGATCTCAACGGTCGACCAGTCGATCTTCTTCTCAGGGTTCGTTGCCATAAGGCGGCTCCTTCAAGGGGTAGGGAGTAATGACGGGGGAAACAGTACACCATGCGTCAAGTGCTCGGTTTCTATTACTCACTGCAAACGTGCAATCTAGCCATATTTCTATTGCGTTATTGAAAGGTTTGGCCGAAGTTCGATTGCTCTCAGATCGCCTGAGAGACATTCGGTGGGGTGGTTGTAGCCGGGAGAGCCTCAAATCGATTACAGGGCCACACAGGGGGCAATGAGACGAAATCCTTGATTGACGAAAGAAATCCGAAATTACGTATTGCAATTGTCGCAAGCATCCCGTATCTTCGTCATCGTCTGATCAACCAAGCCCCAACAGGAGCCGCCTTATGACTACCAAGACCAGCAAGATGCAGCCCGGTGACACCTACGTCGTGACCGGTGGAAAGTTGAAGGGTCGCACGGTGACCGTCGTGGACCCAACCATCTTCCCCGACACCGACATGGTTCGCCGTCGCAAGATCACCGTCGACTTCAACGGAGAGCACGTCTACCTGCTCCCCCGTTTGCTGGAGTCGCCGTCGACCTACAACGCTCAGCCCAGCAACGTGGTCTCGCTGCCGCCTCAGGGCTACAGCGTCCCCCACCCGACCGAGGCCAACGAGCGCATCGTCATCCCCGGCAACATCACCGATGTGAACGATCCACGCCTTGACCCGTGGCGACCGGACCCGTCGATCCTCAAGGGCTACGTCAGCCGTAACGTCCCCAACGGTCAGAGCGACACGGACTTCCTGCTGTCGTTCTACGACAAGAAGGACAACGTGCTGCTCGTCGGTGACACGCAGGCCGGAAAGACGCTGCTCGTGCAGGTGCTCGCAGTGCTCGCCGGTAAGCGCACCGCTTCGGGCAAGCCGCTCCCCGTGTTCACCCTCTCCGGGTCGAACGGTGTGACCGACTTCGACCTGTTCGGTCAGCCCACCGCCTTCACGACCCCCGACGGTCAGGAGCGCCTCGTGTGGCTCCCCGGTGTCTGCGATCTCGCAGCCCGAGCCGGTGGTGTGCTCTACCTTGACGAGGTCAACATGATGCCCGAGCGGGTCACGTCGTCCCTCCATCCCCTGACCGACCACCGCCGTGCGTTCGTCAACCGTCAGCGTGCGGTGCGCTTCGAACACGAGGGCACCGAGGTGTTCATGCCCGACGTGGTCAACGCCAGCGACGACCTGTGGATCGTCGGCACCATGAACCCCGGCTACAAGGGTGCTGGCAGCCTCAACGAGGCGTTCACCAACCGGTTCCGCTGGATTCCGTGGGGCTACGACGAGGCCGTGGAGAAGAAACTGATCCCGAGCGCCAGCGTGCGCCTGCTGGGTCAGGCACTCCGTGAGGCCCGCAGTGGTCGGTCGATCACGACTCCGGTCGGCACGTCGGCGCTCAGCCGCCTGTGCGAGGACGTGGAGGTCTACGGGGTCGACACGGCTCTGTGGATGTTCAAGGCCATGTTCTCCCCGCAGGAGCAGCCCAAGGTGGAGGCCATCATCCAAGACCGGTCGATCACGATGCTGCTCAACGACGAGCAGGTCGCCAAGAATGGACCGGCTCCGACCATCGACCCGGTCGAACCGTTCTGATCAGACATCAGACAGGAGGGGAGGGGGCCACGGCTCCCTCCCTCTCCTGAGAGGAGATACATGACCACTGTTCTATCGACACCGATCTACGGCTACGAGGTGATCCTCGTGACATGCGGGCCTGACTGCCCGACCTGTACGAAGGTCACCTACGAGGCTGCGGAAACAGCATGGGTCGCCAATGCCAGCAAGGCGCTGTCGACTCTCTACCTGACCGACGATGACGGCAACATCGTTCGGCACGAAGTACTAGTCCACCAAGTCTGCGAGTACGTCGCAGACGACTCACCTTTCTGAGGAGCCGCCTTATGGAAACCATCGAATCACCCGCACCTAAGCGCCGTGGCGCTAAGCCAAAGGACGAACGAAACCGTCAGATGGCTGCCGATTACGACGCCGGTATGTCACTGTCCGATCTTGCATCGAAGTACTCGCTCAAGGAGTCCAGCGTCAGGATCATGATCATGCAGTTTCGACGCAACGGTCTTGTGCAGCGTCCAGCACCACGTCGGTCGCTACAAAACGTCGAACGAAACGCTGAGATCGTCAGCCTGTACGAGGCCGGTGGCATCACCCTTCGTCAGTTGGCTGACAAGTACGGCATGACACCGGTCAACGTCGGCAGCATCGTCCGAGACCACGCCATGCGAAAGCAGGCGTCTCTCACCGAGCCGCTCGTGACCATCACGATCAAACGAACGGACGCCGAGCGCTTCCTCAAGAACCGACCAGCCGATGCTGAGTTCCGTGGGCAGTCCGGTCTGCCTTACGACATCGTGCCGATCTACGAGGCGCTCAAGGACGCCCTGTCTCAGTGACTACGAGCCAGCGGCACGATAACGAGGGCGGGGGTCCTTGCCGGGAGTTGTACGACATACGGCAGGGTTCCCGCTTCCTCGGATTAGGCGAGCGCCCTTCTCCTTCGGGTCGCAGATGGCTCCACCACGCACGTACTTGATTGCCTTCTTGTCGTCGTCGTCTTTCTTCTTCGCAGCAGACTTCGACGCTGGTTTCTTCGCTGGTGACTTCTT